CCCCCCCCTGCCACCCCCCAAAAACCCCGTCCCAGCCCCAAGGGGGGGGAGGGGGTCGAAGTTTAGCCGCCACCCCCTAATACTATACGGGTACAATCAGGGATTCTTTTTCCTCCAAAAAGATTCTGGGGTCAGATGGGATTTGAAAAAGGAGCGACTGGAGGGAGCGACAGGGGGGTAGTAGGGGGGACGGCTGGAAGTCGGTCAAGCCCTGATTTTTAGGGGACAGGGGTAGTAGTAGTTCTTATGGGGTGGTCTATGTTTTACTAATAGCCAAAAAAGGAGGTTGACTCGTCGTTTATCGGTACTTGTATGCACCTGTTCTTTGAATTTACTGGGCTAATCTTTGTGATTAGGCATAACAGAAGTACAGGTTTCCACATCGAATAAGTCTTCTTATTCCTTGTACCTCAGTTATGGCTGTGGGTAGTAATGGCTCTTCGGAGTCACCCCGAATCCCACACCCAGTTCCATTCGCCTTGTTAGCACAGCGGTAGTGCGTCTGTTTTGTAAACAGAAGGTCGTTGGTTCAATCCCAACACAAGGCTCCCTCACGACCCTTAGTTCAACGGATAGAACACCCGCCTTCTAAGCGGGTTATCGGAGTTCGATTCTCCGAGGGTCGAATCTAAGTCTTGTGGTGTAATGGTAGCACAGGAGTTTTTGGTTCTCCTTGTGGGGGTTCAAATCCCTCCAAGACTATTCAAACGGGGGTGTAACTCAGCGGTTAGAGTGGAGTCTTTATAAGGCTTAAGTCGGCGGGTTCGACTCCCCCCACCCCTACCAATTAATTTAACATACATATATGAAAGAAAAACAACTAGCAATATCCTTGGGTCTATCACGGGATTTTATGAAAGAGATTAGGTCTTCTTATGAAGAAGGTAAGCATTGGACTCGCACAGAATCCAAGAAGCCCCGTCATCTCTGGGAGATTCAATGGTCAGACGAAGGCGTTCAAGCCCTTGTAAGTAATCTTGGCATCAAGCCCGACGAAAAAATTGAACCTCCTCTGGAGGTTCAGGGTCTAGTGTTATCTAAATGCAAGAACCCTAGAATTCTCAGAGTTCTCATTGACAACAAAGAACATAATGTCATATGTCGTGATAGCACTAAGTTTGGCATTGGTATGGATGTCTACATCAAATGGGACGGAATCCGCTGGTGCGTGGTGCGGCATCCTAGATTTAAAGGCAAATACTAACAAAATGGCTGACTATAAACCTAAATTCATTGGCAATCCAGTTACAAATAACGACGAATCCAAGTGGGTTCCGCCTGATTATTTTGAAGACAACTATAACCAAAGACTTGCGGACATAAGACCTCAGAGTTCTTTCAGGAAAGTCAAGGCGACAAATCAGGCTGGAAACATAGCAATGGCATTTGAGAATTATATGGCAAATGACTATGCTGACATAAACCAAAGAAGCATAGGTTACGGAACCAAGGCAAGAGAAGGTGAAACATTTATAACTGAACCAGAAGCCAGACGGCGGATGTTTGAAGACCTAGAAGAAAGACATCAAACAATGTCTAAAAATTATCCTGCTTACAAGGCGGCTAATCCAAATGTGCAAGGTGCTCTTCTAGATACATTCTATACAGTTGGTACAAACCTAGAAAAACATTCTCCAATTATGACAAAGTTAATGCAGAACCCTGCAAATCTTCCTTACATAATCCAAGAAATACCCTCTTATCGTAAGGCTTATGATACTAAAACAAAGGAAAAGGTTGTACTAGAAGGACTTACAAGAAGAAGAGGCGACGATGTGAGGTTGGCACTTGACCCCAATGACAGAGAGTCGTTTCCTTACTTTGTTAGATAAAAAATTTTATGAACGACCCACACGAAGAAACCGATGATGAAGATGAAATGGCAATTGAAGAAATGATGTGGCTATGACTCCTAAACAACAATCCATTTTAGAACGCTACGGCATCCAGAACCCTCCTGAGTGGTCTGGGATGATTGGTCAAGGTGCTGAGTCTATGTACTCTATTGGCGGACGCTGGTTGAAGGCTGGACAAACGCATCAAAGCGGTTACACCGTTGGTCAGTACGACCCTAAGAGCAAATCTCTTGGGATGTCTATCCACGGGGTTAATATACCAGTAGGAATGAAGGCTGGTACTGTTAAGCCTATGACTTCATACGAAAACCCTAAAGCAAGATTGTTTAAGAATACAGCGGCACTTGGTCAAGACCCTACGGCAGATATGCCAACAGAAATGCCTAAACAATACAACGGAGAAGACGGCAATAAAAGCAATGTAACTTTTGATTTAGACGAAATGCTTAAGTCTCCTGAGTATGCTATTAATAAGGAAATAATGGAAAAGATACGCAAAAACAGCCTTAACAATGGTTATCTTTCTGAAAGTGACCAAAAGAATATAATTACTCTTGAAGAGTATGTTAAAAGACAAAAAGGCGGGGGACTAGAAGACAACACAAAATACTACATTCCAAGAAGTGATGGAGAAATGGATGTGTTCTCAACAAAACGACAAACTTACGAATAATACTATGGGTTCCTCTCGCTCTCGCTTTCCTGCACCAATTCCTTATGGCTACGGCTCATATGAACAAGGTACAGATTCATCTGGTACTGGTGCTGTTATGCCTAAAGGTCAAATGCCTGAAGGCTATACACCACAAACTCAACAACCGTGGGCTGGCGGAACTAATGGATTAAAATACGGAGAAAGTGCTCAAGGCACTAAAAGTAGTGCAATTTCTGCTTTCTCTCAAGGCAGTAATTACTCTCCGTTCTTTATGCGTTTCTAATGTCATTTGAGCCAACACCTCATCCGATATTAATAACTCCTACAACGGAGAATATTCAAAGCCTTGTAGAAAAACACGGGGACAAGAAGGTTGCTGAGTTACTTAACCTTAGGGAAGACAAAATTCTTGCTGAAAAACTAGACCCGTATAGACACGGGTTTGACCTTCCCCATTGGAAGGAAGCAGACGAGATGCTTAAAGAAAACAGCGAGATGCTTGTTCTTGGTGGCAACCGAGCGTCTAAAACAGAGTGGGCGGCTAAGCGTGTAGTCCAAACGCTTATCAATATAAAAGATGCCCGTGTCTGGTGTCTACATACTACGAATCAATCCAGTATTCAGATGCAACAGAATGTCATTTATAAATACTTACCCTCTGAGTATAAAGACCTTAAGAAAAACAAGATTCAAAATGTGCAGTACACCCAGAAGAACGGGTTTAGCGACAACACATTTATTCTTCCTAACAAAAGCCAATGTTTCTTTATGAATTACGCTCAAAAGCGTGATGTTATTGAGGGTGGCGAAACAGACTTTATCTGGTGCGACGAACTTGTGCCTATGGATTGGATTGAAACGCTCAGGTATCGTATTGTTACCCGTATGGGCAAGTTGTTAATAACTTTCACTCCTATTACTGGATACACCCCTGTAGTAAAAGATTATGTAAGCACCTCTAAGTTTACAGAAACAAAGCCTTCAGAACTACTGCCTGATTTAATCAATGTAGGCGGCTGTCCTAGGGGGCATATGCCGTACAAGGCTAAGTCTAGCGTCAGGAGTGCCGCCGTGATGTGGTTCCACAGTCAACTTAACCCTTATAATCCATTTGAAAACCTACGCAAGATGCTTGCTGGGAAGAAGTCGTATGAAGTCAAAATTCGTGCCTACGGATGGGCGGATAATGTAACAGGCAACCAATTCCCAAGATTTAGTCCTGAACTTAACATAGTCAGCGATGACAAGATACCAGAAGACGGGACTAACTATATGGCTGTTGACCCAGCAGGGTCTAGAAATTGGTTTATGCTCTGGATGCGTGTAGCCAAGAACGGCGATATGTATGTTTACCGTGAATTCCCTGATGAGTCTGAGGGTGAATGGGCTGTGCCTTCATCTGACCCTGACGGCAAAATGGGTACGGCTCAAAGAAACAACGCAGGACGCTCTCTGGCTGAATATAAAGAACTTATACTAACCCTTGAAAAAGGAGAAGATATGTGGGAGCGTTTTATTGACCCTAGGGCTGGCGGAACTAAGGCTGTAACTGAAGAAGGTGGCGTAACTCTTATTGATATGCTTGACGACGGGGAAATTCCAATGCACTTTCTTCCTTCGGCTGGCATTAGGATTGACCAAGGCATTGCGATGATAAACGATGGTTTTGCTTATGATATGTCGAAAGACCTAAGTGAAGAAAATAAGCCAAAACTATACATCAGCGAAAAATGTCAAAATCTCATCTACTGCATAAAGGAATGGACTGGTACGGACGGGGACAAGGGGGCTACGAAAGACCCAATAGACTGTCTTCGATACCTTTTGGTGATGGACTTGCAATATCAAGGAAATTCGGCAATGAAAAGTTGGGGTGGAGGAAGTTACTAATGGAACTCTTTTTTCCAATATTCCTTAGCAGACAAAAGGCTTTACTTCTTACTGGTCTTAGTAGAAAGAAACTACAAACCTTTATAGACACACATAAGGTAAAATTTATAACAACCAAGGGAGGACACAAGCGGTACTTCCGAAACGATTTAATTAAAATAATTTATGAACAAGTATAATATCAATCAGGATAAGTTGGTCTACGCCAACAAGACTCCAGATATTCCGTATCTTTATCAGGAATACCAGCGTTCTACCCAGAACGGCGGTAACTCCTCTAACATCATCCACAACGACGACATCCGCCTTTCCAGATGGGCTGGTCAGACCGACGACGGCAAGAAGCACAGCGAAAATCGTGCTAACGGCGATGGTGCTTTCCCGTTTGAGGGTGCTTCTGATTCTCGTTGCCGCCTTGTTGACAGAACTATCAATGACACGGTTGCAATGCTTATGACCACCTTTGACCGATGCAAGGTCAAGGTCAAGGGTACTGAATTCAACGATTACGACTTCGCTGGCTCTGCCACAATCCTAATGGATTGGTTTACTCAGGCTAAAATGCGTACAGAACTCAGAAATGAGGCTGAACTGCTCGCTCAGTACACGCAACAATACGGCTGGTCTGTCCTTCAGGTCACTTGGCTTCAGGAAGAGGCTCTTCGTGCTCAGACTATCAGAATTGAAGAATTGGCGGCTGTCGCAGAACAGGCTATGCAGAAAGACCCGTCAAGCGTTCTTGGCGGATTGGTCAATGCTATCATAGACCCTGCTCAGGAGGACTACGCCGTTAGTCTTATCCAAAGTTTCCTTACTGATGTAAAGACAAGTGAAGTCAAAAAGGCTGTGAAGTCTCTCAGGAGTACTGGTAAGGCTGACATCCCTCAAAAGTATGTGTCTAAGAACCTTCCTGTTGTTTCTGCTCTCAAGCCCTATGACGAGATTTCTTTCCCGCCTGAAACTATAGAAATCCAGAACGCTAGAGTCATTTTTAGGCGGGTGTTTATGACAGAAGTAGAACTTCGTTCTATGGGTGAAAAGGAAGGCTGGAATCAAGCATTTATTGATGAGGCTATTCTTACCGCTGGTAAGGCTAGTGCCTACAACGACCCTAATGTGCTTCCTGCCGCTTCTCTGATTAACTATCAGGTCAACCGCAACAACCACCTCATTGAAATTATCTACTCTTACTCTAAGTTGCTTGATGAAAACAATGTCCAGTCGGTGTACTGCACAATATTTGCTCCTGTTGCTGGTAGTGAGAATTATGCCAGCCACGAAATGCTAGGCTATGCTCACAACGAGTATCCTTTCGTTGTTTACCGCAGAGAACGCATCCGCCGCCCTATTCAGGAGTCCCGTGGTATTCCTGAGATTGCTATTACAGACCAAGATGAAATAAAGGCTCAGCACGATTCAATTCGTGACAGAACTGCTTTTACAACACTACCTCCAATCCTAGTTAAGAAAAGACTTGGCGGAATGAACAAGGTGGCTCCAGGAATTCACCTCCCTGTAACATCACCTGACGACTACAAATTTATGCCAACACCTACAGGTGATGCTAACTTGGCTTTTGCACTTATGGACAGGGTTGAAATCAACCACGCTCATTATTTTGGAATGTATCATCCGAGTATCATTCCTGCTAAGACCCAGACCACTCAGCAGTTCATCGTAAACGGATGGCTTGATATCTGGGGTAAGGTTTACAATATGACATTTAGTATGATGCTCCAGTATCTTGACCCTGCGGAAATTGAGCAGATTACAAATACTCCTGTTCCTCAGAACCTTGCTTCCATCTCTAATCAGTATGACTTCCAGATTAAATACGATGTCAGAGAACTAGACACGGACTTTGTAATGGAAAAACTTAAGGCTGTTATGCAGTTCATCGTTCCGCTTGATAGCGGAGGCGTTATTGACAAGAATAAACTTGTCAGAGCCGCTATTGAGGCTGTTGACCCTGACAAGGCTAAAGACCTTATCCTTGAGACTTCTTCGGCTTCTCAGATGCTTTATAAGGACATCCAGTCTGACATTGGGCTTATGATGCTTGGAAATGAGGCTAATTATGTCGAAAACGACCCTGCCGCTCCTACAAAACTGCAATATCTACAGGATATTATGGGTAAGAACCCTAAGGCTCAGCAATCTATGCAAGGCGACCAGCATTTCAGAGCCTTGATGGAAAACTATATAAAGAACCTTCAGATGTCTGTTAGCCAACAGCAGAACAAGCAAATTGGCAGAACTGGCGTTACCCCTGTTGCAGAACAGGCTGGAAACCAGATGCAACAGCAAATTGAACAGGCTGATGAACAAGAACCCCCGCAACAATAATGCTTCCTAAAGAAATACTACAAGGCTTCAGTTTTGAGGCTGGAAACGACACTTGGAAGGCTGTACACCTCCTTTTAGATGCCTCTGTTGAATCTGAAGTGGCTAATGCCATTTCAAAGGAAAACAAAGGCGAAGACAGGGCTTGGTACGCTGGACGGGCTGACGCTCTTATGGCTTTTAAGGAAATTCTTGTAAATACTAGGAATACAGTCCTTGAAGACCAAGGCAGACCTCTTGAAGAGGATGTTTCGTAAGAAATTGGCTCCTTGTTAATTAGTCACTTGCTAATTAATATTAACTGACATTTATGGTAAGTAGTTCTGGGACTACACAAAAAACCCTGCTTATAGTAATATAGGACTTTAGACCTTTCTCTAATGAATACAGAAAATCAATCCGACCTTGGGACGGAATCAAATAACCCCACGAAAAATGAAGGAACACCCGCTCCTTTTAATCAAAACAAACTTGCTGACATTGTTAGCGAGACATTCCTAAGCGGTGAGGAAAGAGAGGATTCTTCAGATTCCGAAAATTCTGAAGCGGAAGTTCAAGCGACTTCCGAAGATGGTGATGTTCATTCACAGTACACAGAAAAACAGCCCGAACAAGAAAGTCCTGAAGACTCCGAGGAAACCGAAGAAACCAAGTCTGAAGATGATGATTTTGAACGGGGGTTGCCAAAAGGAGTCAAGAAACGCATTGATAAACTCTCCGCTAAACGCAGAGAGGCTGAGGCTGAAGTTGAGAAGTTGAGGGGAGAAGTTGAGCGACTGTCGCAAGAGGCTACCAAGCCAGCACAGGTTTCAACTAAAAAAGACCCTTATGCTCACCTTTCATCCATTGAAGAAGTCGGTCGTGAGGCTGACCAAGCCAAAAAGATTAGACGATGGTGCGAATTGAATCCTGATGGTGCAGTAGTTACGAAGCCTGATGGTGAAGAAGTTGAGTATACCGCAGATGAAGTCCGTAAGATTAAGGTTAAGGCAATGGATGCTCTTGAAGAGCACCTACCTGTCAGAGCCAAATATCTTCAGGAATACCAACAGATTGAACAGGTCGCCGCTAAGGAATACCCTTGGTGGAAGGACAGGAGTTCAACTGAAAGACAAATTGCGGAATCATTCCTTAAACACTTCCCAGAAATTCAGCGTTTCCCTGACTATAAGATGGTGCTAGGCGATTACATTCGTGGCGTTAAATCGAGAGAATCCTCTCAAAAGAACGGCAAGACATTTAATCAAAAGGCTCCCAACCAACCAAGACCCTCTGCTTCCCCTGCTCGTCTGAGTTCTCAAGACTCTAACGCTCAAGGTGCAACAAAGCGTTTTATGTCTTCTGGTAACAAAGATGACCTTTCGTCTATAATCGCTAACCGATTCCTGTAATCAAAACCCCTACCCCTAAAACCTATATTATAATATGGCAAACCTAACAGAACCCTCCTTCCTCTCTGGCAAGAGAGAAGAACTCGCAGACCTTATCGCCCTCGTCGACGCTAAGGATACACCCTTTACTTCGATGGCGAAGAAAGGCAGCAAACCTGGCAATACCCTTTTCAGATGGCAGGCTGACAGCCTTCCTCTGCCGAAGATGACTGGCACAGTTGACGGCACAGATGTCTCCACATACGACAACTATGTGAAGGACGCTGACGCTGGTAAGCAGTATCGTGCTGAACTCTCCAACTACATTCAGATTTTCCGCAGAGCCGTCCGTGTGTCGCCTCTGACTCAGGATATCACAACTGTCGCTGGTGTTCGTGACGAACTCGCTAACAATGTCGCCAAGGGCATCCAAGCCCTTAAGCGTGATATGGAAGTCACTCTCTGCTCCAACAACGGTGCTCAGGCTGACGCTGGTGGTTCTACCCCCTACCTCACCCGTGGTCTTCACAAGTGGCTCCAACCCGCTGGTACAGGCACAGTCAATTTCAACACAGGTCTTTGGTCTACCGTTAACGGTAATCAGGATACTGTTCAGCCTATTCACGGTAACTTCCAGACTCCTGCCGCTAACCGCTCGACAGTCGGCACAGCCGCTCTGACGGAAACGGTTGTTCAGGACATCCTCACAGGTATCTACTCCCAGACTGGTCAATACAAGGATTATGATGCTCTTGTCGGCACAGCCCTCAAGAGAGCGTTCACAAACCTCGTCTTCACAACTGCTCAGGGTTCTGGTACTGCTCCGCAGACCGCTATTCGCACACTTAACCGTGAGTCGGACGCTTCGTCCTACATCTCTTCGGTTGATGTTTTCGAGGGCGACTTCGGAAAGTTGAGACTCCACCCGTCGCACTACCTCAAGGCTACCGCTGGTGTCGGTTCGACATTCGCTGGTTACATCATCCCGTTTGACCAAGTTGAAGTTCGTTATGGCGGCAATGTCGCTGGCGTTACCAAACTCACCAACAACGGTGGTGGCGAAGCCCGAATGATTGAAGCAGTTGCTGGACTTTGCGTCTACAACCCGCTTGCCTTCGGCGTGTTCGACTTCACGGCTTAACCGCTAGTGTCAGACATTATCCAAAGTCTGACTGAAGTGATTCCCTCCCATCTTAGAAATAGGGTGGAGAGGGAACTCCTTCACGGTTGGAGGATGTCGGAAATTAAGGCTCAGGCGACTGCTACGCAGAACGCTGTTTTTAACCACTCCAATGAAGCACATAACATTGAGGGTGTAGGTCGCCTAAAGGCGAGAATACCTGTTGAGGCGTGGCACTATTGGGGTCAACGCCTTGGCTATGAGTGCTGGGAGGACAAGCAGTTTCTTGACGAATTCCTCCGAGATAACCCCGATACAGCCATAAGAAACTATGCAAAGCGTACCACCGTTAATGGTGCTATTTTTACTGGTGACGGCTATCTAACCAAATGAGAACCACGGAATTTTCTAAAATCCTGTTCGATGCAATTCAATACTCTGGCAACGACAGACATAACATTTCTGATGAGACATTTGCTCAATTCAGGGACTTTATCTCTGCCCGTATCCCTGAGGCTTGGGAGTCTAATCAATGGGCGGATATCTGCCGACTTACTAGTTTTACTACATCTGTTGATGCCAACAATGTAACCTATTTTACTCCTGTGGAGGAGGCTGACGAAATCCTTGGTGTATATTCCAAGAATCCTCAGGAAACCACAAAAGCGACACAACTTGGCTACCAGATTTATGACAGCGGTAGCGAGCGTAAGGTCATCCTATCCAGCACAGTAAGTACTGGATATTACATTTACAGAAAGGACTGCATTATGCTCAATGGCGATGTGTATAGTCCTTCTACAGTTTATTACAGCGGAGTTCAAATTTATTTTGACTCTGGCTCTGGAACAGGCACATATATTCCAGTTCAAGGAAAGCCCCACGCTGGCAACTTTTATACCTGTCTTGCTACGGCAACTACGGCGGGTCAAAGTCCTACAACTCATCCAACTCTTTGGTCTAAGATTGAAATACCTTACATATTTGGTTCTTTCCTGTCTTGGGCGGCGGCAACAAATTGGCTAGTGTCTGAAGGTCAAATGCAAGAAGCCGCTACAATTGAAGCCAAGGCTCAGCAAATTCTTGAGCAAGAGTACGATAAGTTCTTGCGTCAGCAGGGTCAGTTCGGAAAGATAAATATGATACAAACTTACTAATACAAAAATGGCTCACATCTCATTCTCCTCCCCCTTCCTCCGTGGCTTTAACCACACCGAAGTTATTATTGGCACATCTGCCAGCACAGCCCTTGTTGCCGCCATTACCCCCGAAAGACGGGTCAGCGTCATCATCCAGAACCAACACGCTACGGCTCTGGTGACTGTTATCTTTTCGGACTCTGGCTCTTCTGGTCTTAAGGTCAAGGCTGGCGAAAGCATCTCCCTCGACAACTACAACGGCATCGTGCGTTGTGTTTCTGATACCGCCTCTACCCCTGTTCATATCGCCTACGCTGTTTGCTAATGGCGGTTAACCTACATCGGATAAGCACAGGCATCTCGTCTGGCTCTAGCCGTAATGGGTTCGGGAACATCGTGTCGTTTCCTAGCGTCCCTGCTGGCTTCCCTGCGTATGGGACTGTGCTGTCTACTGCCAGCGGCGTGACTTATGAACAAGCCATTTATGAGGCATATTCAGCCTTTCTTGTTAATAATGTTTACACTTACAATTGTGATGTAAATACCGTAGCAGATGGAGTTGGTGGTTCATTCATAGATTGGGCTAATGCAGTTAATATTTACCCTAAAAATAACGGCATATTTATTGCAACTAGTCCTGCGAACTTTCCCGCTAATCCAGTCTTTGTTGCTGGCAATTACTATAACTCTGGTGAATACACCGACACAAATGAAGTTCACGACGGAACAGGAAGCATTATTACAGTAGGTGCAGGGACTTTTGTTTATTACCCAGAGGGGCAGAACATTACAAGTGCTGGAAGCATCGATAATACCACAGAAGTTCCTGCTGGGTCAAATAACTTTTACTCAAATGGGTCATATACTGATTATATGTATGTTTGGGACGGCTGGGGCAGTTTCTACCAAGACGGAGGCTCAGGTGCAGGTAGTTATCACTCCGCTGGGACAGAGGTTAGTAGCAACCTTAGATACAATATTGTCTATCTTGAAACAGAAGTGCCTTCTGGGTCTGGACATTGGGAGAACAACGGAAAGGTTGATTTTGACTCTTACTACTGGAATGGCACAGGCAACGCCAATTCTAACAATTACAACCCCAACGGAAGTTTCTACCCTCACGGAACATATATCTACTACGATAATAATCTGGCTTCTGACCACTACTGGAATGGCTTAGGAGGCTACTACAGCGAGGCCACACCCTAACATTTATGATTACTATTCTTCTTTCTACTGTCACCTTCCTTGGTGGCGTTTATGTCGGCACTCGCTGGTCTGAAAAGATTAAGGCTGTCTACTTCTCTATTATTTCTCAGTAATGCCTAATGAATACCAAAGGGATGGAGATATAGCGTTTATCGGGCTTAACAGCCGTGATAACCCTAGTTCTTTGCCCGAAGGTATCCTTAGCAAGTCTCAGAATTTTAGACTAGACCGTGGTGTTGCCCAGACCAGAAAAGGTCTAGAGCGAAAAACTATTGGCGAAATAGTTGGTCAGACAATTTATTCTACAGGAACTTACATTCTTCCGAGTGGGCAGGAAATGATTGTCCTAGTTGTTGCAAATGGTCTGTACACATATAACCCTCAGACAGAAGCACTTTCTGCTAAGATTTATTTTCCCAATAAAATAACTGGAGCAACGCTTACTTCTACAGACAGCATAATTGTAACTGTAACAAAAACAGCCCACGGTCTTTTGGCTGGTGCAAGCGTGTATGTGGAATGTGGTACTGTTACATACTCTGGCTTGTTCGTAATAACATCGGTAACTGCAAATACATTTACCTATTCTATGGCAAGGGTTGCATCTACTGGTGTAATAACTGGAGCCGCCTGTTCTTATAGTGCCTCAGAACTAATTATTACCCCAGAGGGTTGTGATGTCTGCAATGCTGTAGATAAGATTTTTATTAGCAGAGGTTTTTCCAAGCGTCCTTTGATGTGGGATTTGGCTACTACAATAATTGCCCTTCCTGTTACCCCAGCCGCCGCACATCAATTCCCTAATTGTTCAACATTGATGTACTATGGCAATAGACTTATTGCTATTGGTGCTAACCACGCTGAACAAACTTCTAACATAAATACACTCCGAAACTACGATACCGTTAGTGTTAGCAATTATCTTGACTACGAAAGTTGGGATATAGCAGATGCTTTTACGGTTAATAACGGAAGTAATGACCACCTTGTAGGCGTTGCCCCTTGGACGCTTAATGAGTTCCTTGTGTTTATGCGTAATAGCATATATTACATTTCAATTGGAAGTGACAGGTACACAACAGGTGCGGTTTTAAGTTCAGATTCATACATCAAGACTCTGGCTACAGACATTGGTTGTCTTGCTAAGAAGAGCGTGGTTCAGGCTGGTGGTGGCGTATTTTTCCTTTCTGATAACGGTGTGTACTTCCTGCAACCTCAACCAGCCTCTGCTGAGTCGATGAAGTTGCTCACGATGTCTGACCCTATATCGGCTCCTATTGATAATGTTATCCAGCGAATCAATCGTAATTACGCAAGCAACGCTGTTGCTACCTATTGGAATAATCGTTACTACCTTGCCGTTCCGCTTGACGATAGTACTGTCAACAATACTGTATTGGTCTTTAACTTCATCCTAAGGCAATGGGAGTCGGTTGATACATACCCTACGCTTGTAACTACTAGCAATAATCTTGTTGCTGATTCTTGGGCTATCAATACATCTGCATCTGGGCTAACTGATTACATTTACATTGTTATAACAAAATCCGCAGTACCGCAACACGGACTGGCTGTCGGAGATTATGTAAATGTAAACTTCACAGGTCAGTCTTGGACTGGTTCTGGATATGTTGATTTGCTTCCCCCAAGCGGAACATACAAGGTTATAGACGATGCTTATTCTAACCTTGATTCTTCATTCTTTTATATAAAGATTCCAAAGTCTTCCTTTCTAGTCCTTCCGTATACTGGTACTTATCCTACTTTAAGTTGGATTTATACACTTGGGTATGGTGTCACATTTGCCAAGGCTGAGTCTGTATCCCTCAAGGAGTTTATTGTAGTCAAGAAAGACAACCAGAGACGAATGTTCTTGGTTGATAACTATCAAGGCATATTCCTTACAGAAGAACTAGATTACGATGAGTTCGGAGATTCTACTGGAAGCCCAATTTTGCCTATTCCTATTGCTGGAGTTGATACGGCTGTAAACATAGCAAACGGAAAATATGGAAACCTTATATTAGTTTCCCTGACTAATAGTGCTGGTGTCCCTAACGCTAATGTAATAGTCCTAGACTCCCTTTCTTTCTCTAAAAACGACATTCTTGCCGTTCTTGAGACACGAAAGTATTCGTTTAAGAACATAGGCGACAAACGCTTTAGTTCATACGAAGCAAGCCTACTTACATCTGGAGGCGAAAAGATAGAAACTTATGTAGATGTATCTAATCCTGATGTAATTGTTAAGGTTGACTCCTTTGGCTCTTCTTCTAATGAAGATTACACAAGGTCTAATCCTATCAGAAAAACTGGCTCAGATGCTTTAATAAGATTTGTTTCTTACTCAAAGCGACCATCTATCCGCTCGGCGTACATATACGCATCGCAACAAAAAAAGACCAACTTAAACAAAGAATAATATGGCTCAACTATCTAAAGGCGATACATTTGCCGACACGCAACAACTTACGGCTACCCGACTCAACCAACTTGTTGACTCTGCCACCCTTCTTGTGGGTGCTATTACTGACCAGCCTGCGATTACGGCTAACACCCTTGAGGCAACAGACACTACCATTGTGAATGATGCTGGCGTACTAAAAGAAGCCACTATTGGCGATTTCTTTGGTTCTGGTCTTCCGCTTGTATCTGCAACGCTTACCTCTACGGCTAACAAAGATATAACTATTACTCCTAACGATGGGGTTATTGTTGCTGGAAGCACTTATACAAGTTCAGACGGTCTTACTGTTACGGTAACAACACTAGTTGCTCACGGACTTCTGGTTAACAATGTTGTCCTTATTTCTGCCGCTGGTTCTGGGTACAACGGAACCTTTAGAATTAGTGCTGTAACATCTTTGACATTCCAGTATGTAATGCCCCTGTTAACGGCGGCTACATTAACACCAACAGCCACAGCGTGTAATTATACACGAAAAGCGTCGTCTTTAATTGCTGGGAATGAAGTTGTAAATGGTACTCAATTTGTAACTGGGGCTATAGAATCTCCTACCATAAAGAGCACTACAGCCGCTGAATTTAACCTCAGCACAGCCAAGACAAGTAATGTAACTACTGCTATGCAATTTAGCGGAGTGCCTGTAATGGGTCTTGCTTCTATTGCTGAAACAACAATTCCGTTTTTTCAATGTAATGCAACAACTGCTGGCGGGCTTTCCTCTACTTGTAATCAATGGGCAACAGTTACAACTTTGTCCTCCCTTACTAAGACAGATAAAGAAATGTGGGTTATCCAATTTGATATTCCTTTTTATTATTACTCATTATATTCCGCAAAATTAAGAATTATACAGGTTAGTAATAATTCCGTTTTAGCAATGAATTTGTTTTTCCTACAAGGGTTTTTAAATTATCAATATATGCAATGTCGATTGGAGGCTGTAATTCCTGTTGGCACTATATTTACAGCAGATTCTATTAGACTTGAGGCTTTTTATGCCGCAACTGCTGTTAATGCTTCTGCTATTATGAATATTGGATATGGCGGGTCTATGACTGACAGCACTATTACTAGGGTTGGTAGAATCATAAAGTACAACAAGCCTTAATGAACCTTGCTGACTTAATCAGTTTTATAGAACAAAACCGATTTAAGGGCAGGGGTGAGTCTTTTGGCTGGAGCGGGGATGAGTTGCAAGTGTATTTACAATGGGCTGACAAATTTAACTTCTTGTTTGTATCTATTGAAGACAACAAGTTTACAGGGGTGTCAATAATGTATCCATTGTGTACATCTTTCTGTGGGGACGGGGATAAACTCTATGACTTCAGCAATACTGAAGAAACCGAACACGACGACTTGTGTATAATGGATTTCATATCTATTACTGATAAAGCAAAAAAAGACCTTGTAAGCCAACTCAAGACACGATATCCAAATTGGGAAGCCCAAAATAAGTGGGCTTTAAGGTTTGGAAGTCCACGGAAAATAACCAACAAATACATCAACCTTTTAAACAATTAATACAATGGGAAACACGAAAGTACAAGCACCTAAGCCAAGAGATTACAAGCAAGAGATGCTTGATTCTATGGCTGGACAAGAAGCAATCCAACCACGACTCCTAGCACTAGAGCGTCAGTATCAACCCCTGTATCAGAAGATGCAACAGGAAATGATGGACAGGCAGATGGAATACCAACTGGATTCCTACGGCAAGGCTATCCCTAAGGCGGCGGCTCTCAGCGGTCAGTTTGCTGACGCAATGGCTCCTGTGTATGGCAAGATGGGAGAACAGTCCCTGACGGCTTACAGGCAGGGTCTAGGTAGTGGTACGGCTGGTCTTTACGACACCCTTCTAGGTCAGGCTCAGGGCGACCTTGCCGCTGGCAGAAACCTCACTCCTGAGATGACAAGGCAAGCCAATAACGCCGCTAGACAGGCTATGACAGCCAGAGGGCTTTCTGGCAATCAAGGCATACAGGCTGAAATCCTCAACAACTATGCTTATGGTACTGACAGGGAAAATGCTTCTAGGCAGTTTGCTGGCAATGTATATGGTATGGGTCAGGGCAACTTCCAGAACGCTATGGCTACCTATGGTCAGCAATTCCTAGGTCAGTCTGCTCAATACTCTCCTGCTAATCTTTACAACTCTGCCTACGGAATGTCGCAGGGTCTTGGTGCTCAGATATTCCAGCCTGAGTCCCAATACAACGCTAGTTTGATTGGTGCTAACCAGTCTAATGATTTGAACGCAAGAATGGCTACTGCCGCTAATAAGTCTGCTCTTACTGGTGCTTTGATTGGTGGAGTCGCTTCTTTTGCTACTGCTGGACTTAGTGGTATGGCTAAAACTGGAACTGGTTTCTTTTCTGGTGCTAAAGGTTACGAAGGAAAAGCATACCCCGCATAATTTATGGCATCACAATTTTCTAAATATACAGGCGGTATTGCTCCCGTTCAAGGGCTTTACGAAATGGGTGCTCAGATTGGCAAGAACTATGCCGCTGGGATAAACTCTGTTTCTGAAACTCTTACTAAGGGCGTTGACGATTATTACAAAATGGTCGGTGAGGCTCAATACGCTGATGCTGAATTTGATGCTGATGGTGAAAAATACACTAATCTTAGCAAGGCACTTCTTAGTGAACCTGAAACGGCTCACCTAGCAGAAGCAATAACTCCTATTCTTGAGACAATTGCAAAAGGAAGAAAAGGTAGCCACAATGCAAAAATGGCGGCTTTGTCTCAGGTTAAGGCTCAAGGCAAGACTCTTAACGAAACCTTTGGCTATATGGGTCTGGTTCAGGGTGCTAAGGAGCGTCGGACATTTGGTGAGGCTGGCAACCTTCCCGCTGAAGGCGAAGAAACCCTAACCAAGTCGTTTGGCGTTAACCCTCAGGACACAAAATGGAGTCCTAACCTTGGTTATAACGACAATGTTAACCGTGTAAGAGGCAACTACAGAAAGTGGCTTGATATGCACAAGGACGAACTTGCTTCTGGTAAGTTCAGGGTGATGTCTGAAGAAGACTTTATTAAGGACTGGAAGAAGAAACTTCCGTTTTCTATTCAAAATTCTGACCTTGCTCCTCAGGACAAGGCTTGGGCAATGGACATCCTTGAAAACAACAACTTACTTGAAAACATAGACATTGACAACGACCCGTCTATGGAAGGTCTGCGTGGTCAAGCGAGTTACTTCCAAGATTGGGCTACTATTAATCCGTACAAAGGTAGTGGAACAATTAACCCTGATGTGGCTCCTGCTGGTACAATTGCTCAACAACCAGCGGGTCGTCAGAATCGTTATGGTCATCCTGATGCCATTAAACTTAGAGATGAAAACGACAGACTAATAGCAGAAGCAAAAAAACTTAGGGATAGAATTGGTACTGGATGGTTTGGTGGAAATGACAGCGTAGACAAACCTAGACTTGCGGAAATAAGCACACAACTTTCGGCTAACTATAAGATAATCGAATCAATGGGCGGTGCTTCGTCTTCGGTTGAAATAAATAGGATGGAAGCATATCGAGCAAAAGTAAATGAAACTTGGTCGCCTTATATAACTCAAATTGTCGTTGACGAAGACGACGAAGAAACGGCTCCAGAGCCTGTTGTTGTTCCTGACAAGGTAGTTGAACCTGAGGCTGTTCCTGCCCCAGTCCCTGTTCAGCGGGTAGCCCCTGCCCCAGTTCAGCAAGCGGCTCCTGCCCCTGCCCCTTACTACCCTCCCGCTCCTCCTGTAGTTCAATCAGATGAGCCAGAAGAGGAACCTCAAATGTCTCAAAGGCTTGAGCCTATGGCTCCGCCTAAGGTTGTTGAAACCCCTAAGGCTCCTACGGCTCCTGCCCCTGCTAAGGCTTCTGCCCCTCCTGCCCCTGCTAAGGCTTCTGCCCCTTCCGCTCCTGCTAAGGCTCCTACGGCTCCTGCTAAGGCTCCTACGGCTCCTGCTAAAGATGGTGAATCTATTGTTTACCCATTCCCTCCAGAAACAGGCGGTAAGTATACAGTTAAAAAGGGAATGACGCTGATGACTATTGCTCAGCGAGCAGGAACTACACGAAGAGCAATAATGAAGGCTAATGGGATAAATGAAAATCACGATTTTAAGGGTGGTGAAACAATTATCATTCCTCCGTCT